CGACCTTCAACAATCTTGACGCCTTGAGGAAACTGAATTGACTGCTTACCGTCTTTCGATTTGAAATTCGGGTATTTGGCACGTTTCTTGAAAAAGTTCACAAAAGCACGAGATAAATTCAAACTCACGGATTGCAACACACCGCTATGCGTTTCGGCAAGCCATTCGTATTCTTTCTTGAGTTTTGGAATCCGGTTATTCAAATCAAATTGACCAAGCCCCTTTCCAGTTTCTTGATATGTCTTTTGCGTTTCTACAAGACTGTTATTCCACAACCAACGAACACAACCGAACGCCTTAGCAAGAGATTCCTCTTGTTTAGCGTTAGGGTAGATGCGAATTTTGGTGGCTATTAACATATCTGTAGTAGTTAGTGTACCATATTTTTTGGAAAGTCAATATCACACTTACATTTCTCACCTAAAAGAAAGAGTTTACGTGTATTTAGACAAGCTTGTCTGGTAGCTTTGAATCAAACTATTCATCGTGTTTTCGTGTTGACCATAGGAATTCCCCGGCAAACTAGCCCATATGTTCGAACATGCACTAATTGCTCCTTCGATGTTTCCTGCATCAATAAGATCAAGAGCACCACGTTCTGACATTTGGCGAACAGCAATAAAATCTTGGGAAACCGGGGTAAAGTCATGAATCGAGAGAATCTGGCAATATGCAACCCAATAACGATACAAAAGTTGATAACGTCCAGCAGCAGTTGAATAGAGTGGTGGATTGTTCCGAACAAGAACCAAAATTCCTGGATGTTTGCTATAATCCGTGAAAACTTGAGGCCCGTTCACACCCGTTACAATCACATCATATCCATTGTTGATCGTCAAAGGGCTTTGTGGAGTTCCTTCGGACAAAGCAATCATATCCAGAAATGCCATGATTTCCGGCTTGCCTTGAGCAGCAGGACTCAGCGGAGCAACAAGGCGTTCGGGTTCGGGTGTAGTCTGAACTTCCGTGGTGTCAGGCACTTGCTTGATTCGTGTTACTTTTGCCATGATTTTGCGCTTGAATGATTGTTACAATAGAGTTAAGGATAGTTCGAATTTCACTAATATCCTTATGGATGTTTTCGACTTCATCAGCTTGAGCCTTTGCCGCAGCCTTGATTTTCAGGCGTTGGTTATAACTGCTTGAATCCGAGTTCAAAATCATATTTGTTTCTTTATCACGGAACAGGTTGGGTTGATGTTCGACTTCAATAAGGGTTTGCATGGTTGCCTCTCAACTCGTAAAGACAAGGCGCAAAGTTTCAACTTGAGGAACCTGCGCTTCGTTCGTGGATTGCAGAACAATTTTAATGACCGCAGTATCAAAAACAGGAAGATTCATGATGGTATAAGACGCATCCATGAAGTTATTACCCGAATTAACAGACAGAGGACTATCAGGATTCGCCAACGTATAGGTTTCTTGGGTAATATTTGTACCCGATGAACTCAGAGCAGTCTTGTAATAGACCAGAATATTTGATTGTGGATACAAGTTATAACCAAACATAATATGAATGTTCGATGCTGGATTTGCAAACGATAGTGGTTTCGTCACGTACTTGGCATAACTCGAACTACCGTAAGCCACAGTTTCGTTATTGGTTGCAGGACTATTGATCTTGTTTTGGATCAATGTGGCCGAACACCGACTAATATCAATGACCGGGGACACCCATGCAGAATTCGATTGCAGAGTTGCCTGGACAACAAGACTTGGATTGCCACCCATGTTGATTGTCGAATTTTGGGCATTCGCCACAAGTTTCGTGTTTGCAAAGTAAGTGTTGGCGTTATTCGTGATCGGCGTAAAGTTACCATCTACGAGATAGGGGGTTTCTGTGCCGTTGATTGACTTGCCACTTGTGGTCTTGACTGCATAGCTTGTCGTTGTTCCCGAAAAATTAAGATCCTGAATGTCTGTCATCAGAACATCATATTGAACATTCCCTGTTCCTACGACCGTAGATCCACCCATCAAACCAGATTGCGTCGCATTGCTTCCAGCCGTGATTGTGAATGTGTCTAAAGTGCAATTCTCCACGACATAGTTACCATTCAGAGCAGGCAATCCATTTCCGCTTGTAGCGCCAGACAACGTAACAGTTGACCCATTGGACAAGCCGTGACTGATGAAGGACACAGTGACCTGATTTGACCCGTTAGTGACCGAGAATGGGTTGACAGGCAGTGGAACGGCGGGAGCGTTCACAGATTGCAAATTGAAGGTAGCTGCGGCTGTACTGAATTGAGCAGCATACAAATTGAACTTCAACGTGCTTGTCATGTTAGGTTGCCAAGTCGAAGAATTCTTCGATTCGAACAACACACCAGCATACGGAGTTTGGGATACAAAGTTTCCAGTAACCAGATCCTCAGATCCCAACGTTCCTACAAACAAGTTGTAAGCGTTGCTGTTGCTCATAATGCGAATCGCGTATTCTGTATTCCCGTTGAGATAAACTGGCGCGGGGAATGTGAATCGAGTTGCAACAGATCCGTTTGTACTGATATTGATTTGGTTTGCCGGAAGCGTTACTGTGGAATATGGCACAATAGTCGTCGAAGGATAGCCATTCGACATAGTGACAAGCTGCACAGTGACCGGAACCGAAGCATCGGCAGATTCGAAGAACAGATCCACACCTGTTGCAAAAATACCACTCGCTTGAGTTACCGAGAATGATTGGCTCAATGGGTCGTAATATCCCAAGAAATTAGCTTGGGTATACGATGTGTTACCATAGATGGTTTGATTCTGAGTTACTTGCGACTGAACAATTTGCCCGTTCGTGGTAGCAGTCAAATTGTTCTGCATGGTATTCAAAGTACCATCAGCAACAAACTGAGCAACAGCAAATGATGTTGCGTTAGAAGTCAGGGCAGATGTTGGATTGTCGCTTAGAACAACATTAACCGTTCCGCATCGGAAAGACACCGACGAATTATTGGGGATTTCCAGCAAACCATATGCGTTACCGTTGCTTGTCGTCAAGATAGTTGAGTTTGGCGTATAGCTATTCAAAATAGCCGAAGCACCACTCACAGAACCGTTAATAGTCTCATTAACCGCAAAGGTTCCAACGACATTGACAACATACAACTCATTACGGCCAAGAGCAATATTGAATTCGTGACCAACAACGATTGCAGTTGCACCTGATGTTTGTCCCGTAAGAACATCACCAACCGAGAGAACCGTGACACTATCACCAGCGATTGAACGCGCAGATGTGTTCGATGCAGATCCTACGTTTGTCGTATGGTCAAATGTGCTTGATTGGCCGCTGATTGCCGTAAAGACAATCATTGATGCTGGAGAAACATAGCTGGACAGATTTGTCGAATCAAAGTATGCATAATACTCAGATGTTGGTTTTAGCCCACTGCAATGAAATTGCAGGTTGCGTTGACGCATATAAGGAATAGCAGTCTGAGAAACCGTGCTTGTACTGTTAATGGAGTCGGTGGTTTGTGGAACCAATGTTGTTTGGATTCCTGTACGAGTTTGGTTCGTCGCCGTTGTTGAATTGATCGTGTTGACTTGGAACGTTCCATGCAACCATCCACCGTTCTGACCATTAGCATAATACTGATTGTAGATTTGAGAAGCAGCAGCGCCGTTCAAAGAAACAACAGCAGGAGCACCAGCAACGTTCGATGTATTGATCTGATAATGCGATGCAATCCCGCCAGCATAAGGAGTGTTTCCGGCTTGAGTAAAAGTCAATGAATTTGCATTACCATTTCCACCAACGATATAGTACCCATCGGCAGTTGAGTTGGTTGATGTGACACCAGACCATGTTGTTTGCCATGCATTCCATTGCGTTCCCAGAACCCCCGAAGCTTGCAACGCAAGATTCATATTGGTATAATTATCGACTACTTGCGTAACCTGATCGGGCAAATACGTTGTACTGAACCAGTTATCGCTCGGTGGAGTCAAACTCAAGTTTCCAATGAACGAATACACAGCAAATGGATTGACATTCAGAAAATTGGTGCCGTATGGTTGTGAAGCATAGACTGTTTGCGTATAGGGCAAAGAAAGAATGTTACCTGTCAACTGGTATCCATCAGCAGACCGCTGTGCCGTTGACGTTGCTTGTTCAACCAAAGGCAAACTTTGCATCGTATAGAACGGACGCAACACATCATTAGTTGTGTCCATCGAACACATAAAGTCCGGGTTGGTTACATCCCCGAGCGTTGATTTTCCATCGAAGTTATCAGTTGCAATTCCGTTTTTGTACAAAGGCAGACCATTTGAATCCGTCAAAGGAAGATTCAGGGTGTTTTGCTCTAACAAATTCAAAGAAGTATAGTATTCTAAATTTGTAATACGTTGATCAAGTTGAGCAATGTCAGCCATCGTGTAAACTTGATTGTCAACTTCTGTATAGGAAATGCTTTCCGAATTCACGAATGGAACATATGGACTCAGTTGAATCTTGTAGACACTCATTGAACTCGTAGGCGCAACAGGGTATTGCGGATTTGTAGCAGGAACCCCCATAATATCACTAAACGTACCTGTGGAATCGAGAGCGATAATATCGTTTCGTGGCAAATAATTTCTGTAGCTGATCGAAGTATCGTATCCAACAGCCGGGAATCCGTTCTTCACAGATGGAGCCGAGCCAGAAGTATCGACGCGGGATCTAAAATCAATCACATCCCCCAAGAAAATACCGGAAAAACTTGGAATATACTTGTAGTCTACAGTCCCCAAATAAGAGTTCACCGTAAAGTAATCACCAGTGGCACTATGTGAGAAATAGAGGAATGAAATTTGAATGGGGGCCGTTGGAGCAGGAGCACCAGTATTTCGAATGATCGAAGCTGGGGCATAGTGAGAAAATCTTTGGCCAGAATCAAAGTTGTAGTTGGCCGTAATATCAATTCCATAAGTTCCCGTAGGGGCCGCAAAAGATCCTGTGTCCTGCATCACACGCATCAGAGAGTACCCATCGGCCTCACCAAGAGGAATAACAGTTCCAGAGGTAGCAGCCGCCGTGGTCAATGTCAATGTGCCGCCAGTGAGCGTTTTAGTCTTTTCTGTGCCGTTTCCAACACGGTTGACAGCGGCCTCAATCATAAATACATGATTACTAAGAGCCGAAGTCGTTGTCACAGTCAATTGAGTTGATCCGGCATTTAAAGACAAAGAAGCAGGATTGACAATGGAATTTGAAGTGGTATCGTAAACAATATAGTTGGCCGCATTCGTCGTTGGTGCAAACGTATCGGTTGCACTGTTTGTCACGGAGATAACAATGACGCCACTAGAGTTAGCAGTAGCCGAAAAACTTTGAATGACGGTATAAGATGTAGTAATCTGGCCAAACTCGTTTCGGGCAGATGCAACATTAGGATTCCCCAAAGCCCACAAAAGATGGTTGTTTTGGGAATTAACAAGATTTGTGGTGATCAAATTAGGCACTTCGCCAGTGACACTCACGGCAGTCGATAGCGTCAAAGATGTATTCGACGCAATCGCTGTAACCATAGCATAGTTGTTAGCATCCATCCAAAGCCAGTCGCCAACTTGAACCTGCGTCAAGAATAGGGTTCCAGTACCAGTCAACGTTGTCGATGCAGAAGCCGTAACAGACCCTTGGATTGGAATCAAGACATTCGAAACACTGGCTGTAAAATAGGTACTTCCGAGTTTGTAGGCAATCTGTTTGACTTGACGATTGAAATTGGTCGCCGTTGAACTCAGTTGAATATCGCCCAAAGATGCCCGATAAATTGCAGTAGTCGTCCCCGGAGTACCGGAAACATAACTCACATTCATCAAACGGCATGTTCCAAGAGGGTTTCCGTTCACTGCTCCCGGAGTTGTGTTCAGTTGATCATAAAGCGTACAAACAGGTAACGTGGTAAAATCTGGAAGACCATGTACATTCGTAATGAGGATATAGTTGTCAAATTCCGTGTTAACAACGGCAGCATCATTTTGAGCAGTTGTCCGTGGCTTGAGCAATTCAACGTTTGTCGTTGCAACTTTTTGCAACTCATACCCGTTGACATATGCTTTACCAGGGCCAATTGCAGCAACAGCGTAGGAGTCGGCAGTTTGCGCCGTTGACAATGTATCCGTATTGGATGGAAGATTGATACCTTGATTGAAATACGGAGCAATCGTGTACATCCATACAACGCTTCCATCGGTCTGAATACCATTCAAAACTGTAGGGGCATTTGTCGAGCTTGTTCCCTGAATCAGTGCCGTATAGTAGTTTCCGTTCGACGTGACAACATCACCGGCGAGATAGACTGTTGCAGCAACCCAAGCACCACGAGAGTTGTTACGATTTGATTTCAGTTTGATGCTGAACGGATTGACTGTATAGTTCCCGGCTTCATCAAACGTGCGACTTGCTAATGTATCAGCAATGATGCTGTAAGTCGTTTGATTGACAGGCCCTTGTTGCACGCCATTAACAAAACTTGTGATTTGAACAAAATTTGTTGGGACTGTTGCACCACTAGCATAGGAGGACAGCGTAAGCGTCAATTTGTAGCGATCTGCACCCGGAGCACTGTAGTTTGGGTATCCTTGCGCGTTATCAAGCAATACGCTGTTTGACTGTGCTGTTACAATACTTTCGTTGACAAGGAAGCCAACCGAACAAGTTGGAGTCGAATCATACGGATCTAGCAAAATAGTCTGCGGAAGAACCAAAGAAAAATACCCACGAACAAAATAGATACCCTGTGCCACACTGAATGCAGAACCAGTTCCGGTCGATCCACTTGCAAGAGCCTGCACCGAATATGCAGCCAACAGCGGGTTGGTCGGAGCAATGACTTCATTATCCAGAAAGGTCTTTTGAGTCGTATTTGTACCAGTCGATGTATATTGAACATACAACGTTGGAGTTCCATTGGAAGGATTGAAATAGTTTACCACCAATGCAGTGACGCCACTGGTTTGTCCTTCGACTTCGTATCCAACCAACTGTACGATGTTTGAAGATGCAGACGATCCGTTATAGGAGTTCTGCAATTTCACATAATTATAAGATCCGTTATAAGTAACGTTTCCGGGAATAACCATTGAGCCTTCTTGGAAAACGTTCTGACCAAACCGAGCGATTTGGTTTTGAAGGATCGACTGAACGTTATTGAGTTCACGAGTCTGAACCCCAACAGAAGGCTTAAAAAGCACTTGTTGGTATTGATCCGATTCGCTAAAATCATCGTAGTAAGGAGCAATATTAAGGTTCATGTTTTGTTTTGGTTAGAAAAGCAAGTTACTGTTGAAACTGACCCGTTGTGTTCCTGACGGAGAAAACGGAGCCAATGCATTAAGTTGTAGCATATCTCCCGAGAACACATCAATATCGGGATTGACAATAGATGTCGGAATAAAAGAATTGTTACTAGGATTCAAATAGGTAGTGTTTGGCGTAGGAGCCACATTACTTAGAGCTTGCAAAAGTAGTCCTGTAGTCGTTGCCGCAACAATAAGAAATTGGTTAGAACCCTGTGTTAAAATCATACCGGCAGAAAATTGTGACAAACTCACTGTACCATTTGCAACAAAACATGCACTTCCACTGTAATCGAGAAATCTGTTTTTAGATCCATATGAGTTGATGTTGCGCAAAAAGACAACTTGCCGATAAGACGTTTGAGGACTAAATCCTTTGTTTTGATCACTTCCAATGCCAGCACGAATCAAAATAGACGAACATTTGAGTTCATCAACCGCGTTCCACCCATGACCATTCAT